ATAAGTGCCAACCGAGTTCGCTTCGACCTTCGCGGCGATGGTGCCGTATTTGTACCGGGATACGGAATCCCCGAGCTTGTTGATTTGGGTGGCGCAGTCGCTGATGCCCTTCTCCATGTTGTTGAGACGCGCAGCCGTGATGGCGGTCTTGGCGTCCTGCCAAACCTGCTTTGCGTAGGTCACAAGGTTTGCCATGTCTAATCCTCTCTTTAAAGCGTGAAGGTCGTCCACGCGCCGATTTCGTCGATGATCGTGCTCGTCCCGGGCATCGTGCTCGCCCCGGGGAATACCGCCTTACCGGGCAAGTTCGCATCCCAGCGCTTGAATGACGCAATCTTGTGCGTGCCCTCGTTCGTCTGCATCCACAGTCCGCCGTCGACGCGCTTGTCTCGAGGCGGCTCGCCGGACTGCATGTAGTAGGGCTTGGTCGCGGCTGCGGCGGCGTTGGCCTGCTTGGCTGCGGCGGTAGCTGCGGATGCGGCTTTGTTCGCGGCGTCGGCATTAGCGTTTGCCGAAGCGGCAGAAGAGTCTGCTTTGCCGGCCGATGCGTTGGCTCGGTCGATGACCTGATTGAGGTTTGCGATCGTGTCGTATAGCTCCTTGACCGCATCGCCGCTGGTCGTGCCGGATTCTAGCGATACGAGGTTGCGGTCGACCGAAGCATGGAAGACGCGTGTGCAGACCACATCGGAGCCCTGCCAGAATTGGACGCAAAGATGCGCTGAATCGGTCTTGAGCACGCTGCCGGGTGCCGCGCACTCCCAGGTGGCAGTCTCGTATCCGCTGACCGAGTTCATCGTCTTGTAGCCGCTGTTGCCGCACCCATCGGCATACGCCAGCTTCGCCGTGATGCCGGCGGCGGACGTGATCGCCTTGCCGTTGTCCGTCAGCTTGACCAGAAGCGTGCGACCGTTTGAATCGCCGCCGGAGAGCATCACTGGCGGGATGTAGTCGTTTGCCGTGTCCACATCGATGGTGATGCGGCGGAAGTTGTCTAGAGCCATCTTGACCCCCTTAATTGCTTGCTGCGGTCAATAATCGGGCAGCTGTCCCCCGCCAGATTTTTACGAGTTGCTGAGCGATATGGCGTGAGTGATCATTCCTTGGCCTCCAGTGCCTTGAGCGCGGCGAGCGCGGCTCTGAAGGTCTCGACCGGGTCGACGGCCTCGGTTCCCTCCCCCGCCTCGTCGGCCGTGGCCGGTTGAGGGTCGACGATGGCCGCCAGCGCGTCGAAGCACGCGACCGTGGCAGCGGTGCGCTTGTCTACGTAGGTTGGCTGCACGAACACGAAGTCCTTGCCCTGCGAACACGGCTCCGACACCTCCGACGCCTTGACAACCTTGCGCGTCCCATCGCTCATGACGGCGATGAATACCATGCCGTTCTTCTCGGCCTCGGCAAGCGCTTCCGCGTCGTAGCAGGTCAATTGCCCCTCGACGTTGCCAACAGGGTCATGCGCCATGTAGTCGACGATGTATGCCATTTGCATTCCTCTCTATCCAGTCGTTCCGACCGTTGAATACGATGTGAAGAGACCGTTGATCGTGTTTATAACGAAGGTCCCGTAATGCCATCCGACTGTGCCGTCGTGATTGTCGTGCACCTCTGAGACCAAGGGTTGAGACACGGAGCCGGTTCGTCCGTAAGTCGTGGTAACGTTTCTGTCGGACGTCGCCGCGGTGGAGATGATCGGAGATGATATGCGAACACTTCCCTGCGCCTGCATCTGGATTCCGTAATAGACGGCCCCCGTGTCCGTGTCGCGCATCGACGCCGTGTAGTCGATGTATCCGACTTTTGTCGGGGTGCTTCCATTGGTGGTGCGGTAACCGGCGAGCTCGCCCGCCGATGTGAGCATGGTGTACCAATTCGTGTAGCCGCACTTGAACGTCCCGTTTGCCGTGATGTTGTTGGCGGTCATGTAGTTTGTCTTGAGCGTGCCGGTGGTGAGGTTCCAGCTGTTTCGACCTAGCTTGTCGGCTATGGTGCCGGTGGCCATGTACGAGGCGTTGATGTACACCATGTCGTTCTGCATGTAGATGCCCTGCTCGGTGCCGCCTTTCGTCAGGCGGTCGAACATCTCCTTCTGGTCCATCTGCTCGTCGTAGGCGCTCAGGATGCCGTCGGCATAGTCCGATGCGTTCTTCTGCTCGATGGCGTGTCGCGCCCCGGTCGCGGCATCGGCGTAGTCCTTGACCGCGCTCGAGTAGGCTCCGTAGGCGGCGTCGTACTCGTACATGGCGGCCTTGAGCTCCTCGGCGGTCTTGCACTTGAGCACCTTGTCGACCTTGTCGGTATAGGAGCCGTACGTTCCGCCCTCGTCGGTCGTGCCGAAGGCCTTGGTGTAGCGGGGGCCGAGGACCGACGATACGAACTGGGCGCTCAGCGCCTTGTTGGACTTCAGCGAGTTGAATTGGCTCGTCGCCTCCTCGCGCTCCTTGTCCACGTCCTGCTTGGCCTTCTTCACGGCGGCTGCCTCGGCCTCGGTCACGACGCCGTCCCTTGCGAGGTCCTGTACCGTCGTGTCGAGACCATTGAGCGAGCCCGTTAGATCGTGCGCGCTCTGGTAGGCCTTGTTGAACGCCGCCTCGAGGACCGGCGCTGTATGGGTCACGGAGCCATCGCCGTATGTGACGCGGTCCATCGACCAAATAAAATATCCGTTTGCCCATTGCGGTATGTCTTCCGACCATCCCAGCTCGGGATTCTGCATGTTCAGTGGCGGCACTGTGTCGGACTGATTCTTCGCATAGAGCTTCACCGTGGACTTGACCACGGTGTCGGTCGTAGCGATGTCCTTGTCATCGAGCGTCGCTCCGGGGCCTAAATGAACCTCGCTGGCATCAAGATTCCAGTAGTTCTTGCCAGACTTATCCTGGATAATGCCGGCCTTAATGAGGTTGGCGCTGATGGTGCCGGAGACGATCGCGTCGGCCACCAAACCGTGACCGTTGCCGAGCGTGCGGAAATTCCACGTGCCATCGGAATTTTTGCCGTCGGCGATGCGGAAGTAACCGCCGCCGATCTGGATGCACATGGTCGGATTGGCCTCTTCCGGCTTGTCGTAGACGAACAAGCCCTTACCGGGCTTGATGTAGGTGTAACCGCCGGTCTCGTTCATCACCTTGTTAAGGCCATCGATTAGGCCGTCAAGGTAGGCGCTGCCGAGCGTCGCTGCGCTGTCCCAGCTGCCGGCGCTGCTAGTCAGGCGGTCGATGGTCTGCTGAACGCGATCGGAGCGCTTGACGATGCCCTCGATAACGTTGCCGACCTTCACGCTGGAAGGCGAGCCGTCACCGAGCAGGTCTTCCACGATCTCCAGCACGCGACCGCTCAAGCGAAGCGGCTTGAGGAAGGTGGTGTCGACCATCTGGAGGTTGTCGCCGAGGTCGCAGGCGTTGGCATCGAAACCCGCGCGACCGAGGGCCTCGACCGTGCCCTCATAGCTCACGATGGGCTTTGAGCGCTCGGCTAGCGCCGCCCTGCCCTCGACGAGAAGTGTCGCCTTGTCCTCGCAGTCGCCGTCCTCAAAGATGCCCTCGGTATGCACGAGCGACCCATCGGGACCGGGCACGCCCCAGACCTCGAGCAGCGAATCATCCTGGATGTATTCCTTGCCGCCGTTGATGTCGGCGAAGGTGATTTTTCGCGAGTATCCGCCAGTGGCATTGCCGTCGTCATCGGTAGTCTGCACGCCCTTGCCGTAGCAGTACAGGCGCGTCACCACGTCATCTGCGGACAGCACACGGTCGATGCCGGACAGACCGCTGCCGTAGTCGAGGCGCAGTGCGGTGTTGGCGCGACCCAAGCGCTTGACAAGACTGACCGAGCGCTTGGCGATTGAGTTGCCGTCAGCTGACAGCTGAATTACCGGCTCGACCTCCATCTTGTAGGCTTCGGCTATATCTTTGACGGAAGCCAGCGAGGACTGGTGGTAGACGCTGTATTCGCCGCTGCCCTCATCGCACTGGCCTACCGACCATCTGGTGCCATCAAGCGCCTTTGCGATTGCCTGCTCGGGCGTGTCTTTGGAGCCGCGGCGAAGCGTCGGCATGAAGTGGCGGGACAGCTCCTGCATGGAGCCGTAGCAGTTGACGGTGCAGATAGGCACGCTCTTCGCCCTCGACTCACGCGAGGACATGACGATCCACTCGCACGTGCGCCCCATGGAATCACAGAACACGATGCGGTCGTACTTGTCGACACCGTTATCCAGCAGGACGAGCTCAACCTTGTCCACGCCGCACTGGTCGACATTGCGCGTGCGCGTGGCCTGCATCGGAGTGAGCTCGCCGATATATGCGCCGAAGCGGTTGAAGTGGATGAATCTCTTTGACATCTGACCGTCTCCTAGGGGATGAGCCAGAGCGGCTCAAAGGATGTCGTGATACTGCTTGCACCGACCACTGTGATGGTCGAGTCCCCTACTGGCAGGTCGAAGAAATCCGATGTGAGTGTCGGGCAGGTCAAGACGCCATTGATGTACACGCCGCGCGATTTGGTCGGCGAGGTCTCGATGACGGCGGTGGCACCGGCGGCAAAATTCCTCTCGGCATCGACCTCAATGAACACGCCGTCCGCGCGGGAAATCTTCAATTTCTTCTCGGCCTTGAGCGTGGCGGTGAATGTCGGGAACACCCGGCAGTTGCCGTTCACGGTCAATTTGGTACCGCTCACCGCCGTTTTCCTGCCGTACAGCATGGGCATGGCGCTCATCGTCAGGTCAATCTCGTAGTAGGCGAACACTCCGCCCTGCCATACCTCGCTGGGGTTGGACGATTCGAGCCTGCCGACGAAATCACCGGGGAGCGCCCTCCACGTGATACGGGCATCGCGACCGACGATGGAGCCGAGCGCGACCTTGGACTTGACGTCCTCCTGCCACGTGCCGACCGTGCGCAGGTGGAGCGTCACCATACGTCTGCCGGCATAGGCGAGACCGCTGCCGTCCGTCAGCGAAAGGTCACGGGAGCCATGGGCTCCTGTAACGGTCGTGTAGGACGTGTCGAACGAGATGGCATCGACCTCCGGCGCGGAGGTCAGGTACCAGCCCATATCGCCGAGCCTGGTACCGTTCACGGTGACCGTGCCGTCATCGACGAACATGCTGTTGCGCGAGTAGATACCCAGCCTAGAATCAGCCATTTAGACCTCCATTGCGTCGCGCTTGCCGAGCTCAGAGTCGATGGAAGGCGCGAGCAGCATGGCGAGCGTCTTGAGGTCGACATCGAGCTTGAGCGCACCGATCTTGCTGAGCGCGGTGACGATTGCGTAGACAATGTCCTCGACAGACAGCCCACCAGAGCCACCAGCTGCCCCCTGAGCGCCGTTTGCGCCAGATGCGAGCGACATACCAGCAGCCACGTCAACAGCCGCGGATGCGCCACTCACGCGGTCCACGAGGGCATCGGTCATCTTGTCGGCATCCGAGAGCAGCGCAGGGGTGTTACGTTTGATGCCGACACCGATGCCGGACGGGATGAACTTACCGACCTTGTCGCGGAAGACACGCGACGGCGAGTGGATACCGAGTGCGCTCATCGCCTCGTCGACCAAGCCCGAGAGCGCATTTCTGATGTTGTTGTACAGGCCGCCGATGGCACCCGAGATGCCGTTCCAGAGACCGGCGATGATCTGGCTGCCGGCATTCCAGAGCCAAGTCCCAGCGCCGGAGACTGCGGCCATCGCGGCGTTGTAGATTCCGCCCAGGATGCCGCCGAGCGCACCGACGGCGCCGCTGGCAATCTGCTGGCAGCTCTGCCAGACCTGCGACCAATTACCGGAAATCAGCCCGGCGACCAGATTGACCACGCCCTGCACGATTTGCGCAATCGAGCTGATCACCTGATTGACGGACGAGACGATTCCCGAGATAAACGGGGCCATCGCCGCGAAGGCAGGCTCAAGCGTTCCAACCAAAAATTGAACAACCTGCTCGATTACGAAGCCCGCAACGGACATGAATTGGTTGAGCGCGGCACCGACCACCTCGAGCGCGTCGCCGATGAGGTCCATGACGGTCTCAAAGGTTGAGCCGAGCTGGTCGAGCCACGGGCTGCACTTGGTCAGCAGGTCGGAGATGCCCTGAATGACCGCCGTGATGATGGGCAGCAGCAGCGACTCGATTCCGGCGACCAGCTGGCCGACAAACGACAGGACGCTGCCGACCAAAATGATCAGACCGTCAAGCAGGCTCGTGAGCGGAGGTAGGATGACCGTCAGGATGCTGGTCAGCGGCTCGATGAGCTGGGAGATGCAGTCAAGCAAAGGCTGTAGGATTTCGGCCGCCACGGGGGCGAGCTGGGCGATCACGGTGCCGATGGTCTCGAAAATCTGGCCCATGCACTCGACCAGCACCGGAAAAATCTCAGATGCCGCGCTGGCGCACTTGTCGAAAATATCCTGAAGCACAGGGGCGAGCGTGGACACCGCGCCCATGAGCGCGGAGCCGACCGTCTCGGCGACCTGCGCGAGCGCCTGCTGCAGCTGGGGGCTGATCATGACCAGACCGGCGAGGAGCGACAGCACGATACCGACGGGACCTCCGAGCATCTTAAGCGCGTTGCCGAGAAGCGCGGAATCCCCCACGAGGCCTTTTAGGGCCGGGCCGACCATGGGGATGTTGACGAGAAGCTCGCCGATGGTGCCGAGAAGCCCGGTGCCTCCCATGGCGGCGACCAGGGAGCCGACCAATGGGATTGCCGCCAAGATTCCGTTGGAGAAGCCCGAGAAGCTGTCACCGTTGAGCACGGACGTGATCTTCTCGAAAGCATCGACGATCATCGGTGCGATGGTGTTGGAGACGAGATTCCCCCACTGCTCGAAAACGGGTGTCAGCTTGGTCGTGACGGCGTCAACAAGCGGGATTGCTGCATTGAAGATGTCGCGCAGGCCGTTCAGGACGGGGGTCATGGCCTTCTCGCCGAGACGGCTGAATGCGGCCTTGACGTTAGCCATCGCGCCCTTGAACGTGGTACCCGCGGACTGCGCCGCGCCGCCCAAGTTCTCCTGCATGGCGGCTGCGAAGTTCTCGAAGTCGACCTTGCCGGAGGACACCATCTTCTGGGCCTCCTCGGCGGTGATGCCGTAGTGTTTGGCGAGGAATTGGAGGATGGGAATGCCCGAGTCGAGGATCTGGTTGACCTGCTCGCCCTGGAGCTTATTTGAAGCAGCCACCTTGGAGAAGATGGAGCCCATCTCCGTGAAGTCTCGACCCGAGATTTGAGCGGAATCGCCGACCGTCTTGAGGACGCTCGTGAGCTGGTCGCCCTGCTTGACGCCGGATGCCACAAGCTGGGATGCCGTGGTCGCCGCGTCTCCCAGGCCGTAGGCGGTGCCCTTGACCGAAGCCAGGGCGTTGTTCATGATCTCGTCGATGCTGCCGGCATCATGGCCGAGGCCCTTCAATTTCGCGCGTGCGTCCTCGATGCTGAGGGCGCGGTTGAATCCGCCCGTTGCGGCGAGTTTGCCGAGCGCGAGGGTGGCGCCGGCACCCACGCCGACGATAGCGGTGGAGATGCTCTTAAATGCGTTGGCTGCGGAAGAGCAGATTTTGCCGATTGCGGACATGCCGGCGGAGACGGCGCTTTTCGCGCCCTCGATGCCGGTCTTGGCGAAATCCGGCAGTTTATCGAATGCGGACTTGGCGGCTGTCCCGATATTGGAGAACCACGTGTGCGCGGTCGAGCAGACGTTTTTAATCGGCTGCGGGAGCCTTGACGCGATATTGCTAACGACGGTCTGAACCTTGCTGCCGGCGCGGGAGAGGCCGTCCGAGATGGCGTTTCCGATCTCGGCTGCGGCAATCTGCATCTTGTTCTTTGCGCTGCTGGCGAAGTCGGCGATTGATGCCTTTACCCTGGCGAGGCCGGCTGTCGCCTTTGCCGCGATCGGCCCCCACATGTCGATGCCGGATGCGGCGCGGACGAGGGAACCAAGAGCGCCGGCCATACCGGTTGCGGAACTCTTACCCGCGTCCAGCGACTTGGCACCTGCCAAGAAGTTCTTGACGGCGCGGGCGAATGCATTGGACGATTGATCCGTATATTGCGCCAACTCCTGCTGCGCCTTGGCGGCGGACTCGTTGGCGATGTTCAGCTTCTCGGTAGCGGCCTTGACGTCGGCGGCGCTCTGCTCGGATTTACGGCGTGCGGATGCCAGGCGCTCCTCGGCGGCGACTGCCTGTGTGGAGCCCTCGCCGTACTTGGCGATGGCATCCTGCAGCCTCATCTCGGCCACGCGGACGCGCCCGGCATCGTCCGCCTGCTTCATGCGGGCCTTGCTCAGCTCGTTGGTGGCGGCTTTGACATCATCGGTGAAGACCTTGAGGGCATCGCCGGCGAGGCCCTTGGAGGATGCGGCGAAGGACTCCTTCAGCTGCTTGCCGAGCTGCCGACCGCTAATACCGCCTGCGTTCCTGAATGCGCTTTTAAATGAATTGCTGGCTTCGTCGCCGGTCGACTTTACCTCTTTGTTGACCTTGGAGCGGAAGCCCGTCATCACGGGGAAAATCGAAATATGTGCGGAACCGACCTCAGATGACATGCGCGATCTCCCCCGATCTCGTTACTCGTAAAGCGAAGCGAACAGCGGCGCCATGTTCTCTGCCGCCTTCTGTGCTTCATCGCCAGAGGCCTTGAAGGAGGCAGCGCGGAACTGCTCTTCCTCGGTCGGGATGGGAGATGGGAACTTGTTCTGCGTCAGCGCCGCCACGATGAACATGTCGGCAAAGCTGGTCGGGTATTTAAGCCCGGCCACGTGCGCCCCAGTCGAAGTCGAGGGGTCTCCGGAGAGCGCCCCGAACAGCGCGATCGCATCCGCATAGCGGAGCCTGCTTCCGAGGTCGGCCTGCAGGCTCCATCCCCTTGCCGCGAAATCTGCCCTCGCGGCGTCCTCGTGCTCCTTCAGCTCGGCGATGAAGCGGGCTATTCCCCCAGGGTCGCTCCCTGGGCCTTAGCCAACTTCTCGCCGAAGACCTCGAGGATCTTGACCATCGTCTGGAGCGGCTCGGACTTGAAGCGCTCGACGGCATCGGTGCCGCCCTTGCCGTCCTCGATGAGCGTGCAAAGGTGCTCGAAGGCATCGTCATCGGTGCCGTTCTGGATTGCGGACACCTCGGCATAGCTCGGGCACATGGGCAGGCGGTAGACGTTGCCGGCGGACGTGCGGACGAACAGCGTGTTGTCGCCGATGACGTACTTGACCTCATTTGCGCTGGCGATGCGCTCGAACTCGGCCTGCTCCTTCTCCTCGGTCCAGTTCTCGAAATCCTCGACGGTCGGCTCGAACTCTTTCTCTTCAGCCATCTCGACTTTCCCTTCTCTCGAATGGCCTCTTACGACATGGACATTGTTCGGCCGGGGTCCCCCGATAAAAAAAGGGCACCGCGCCGAAGCGCGATGCCCAACGAGAGAAGGGAAAGCTGTGTTTCGCTTAGGAATTCTTGCCAGCGGCGGCAGCAGCGGCTGTCGCAGTGACGTCGGCGGGAGTGCAGTGAGCCTCGATGTAGGCCTTGCCCTCGTAAAGGTCGTCGCGCACCCACTTGACGGTGACGGCGCGACCGAGGACGGAACCGCGCTCGGCCTGACCCGGCTCGTTGGCGGTCACCTGGATGACGCCGGCGCGGCGGTCGACGTTGCCGTTCTTGTAGGTGATCTCCTCGTAGGCCATCCACTTTGTGTCGGGCGTGAAGGTATCGACGGCGATGACGCCGTCGGCATCGGGCTTCTCGCCGAAGCAGAGCTCGCGGGTAAGGTCGTTGTCCTCGGCGGTGGTGAACGCGGTGTAGATAGTGGTGTCACCATTGAGCGTGTAACCGCCCTGCCAGAACTCGATGGGGTCGCCGGTCTCAGTGGAGTCCTGCGGCGCTCCGTCATTGGCGATGAGACCGAGAGCAGCGGTGCTGCGGGCGTACACCTCGGGCAGCTTAGGTGTGGCGTTCTTCTTACTGATCATGGTGCGCGTGATGACGTTGTCCTCAGAGTACGGGACGATGCAGATCGCACCGGTTATGGGCACACCTACGTTTGCGAGGTCGTTACCCTGCTTGTCTTTAGCCATTGCAGGCTCCTTTCCAGGGCAAAGCCCTAACCTTAATCCTCAATTGCACCGACGACCGAATACTCGACCGTCATGTAGCACTTGCTCGAATCGTGCTGGTCCGTCACTCGGTACGGGCCGTTGCATCCGTCATCGA